AAAGGGTTTCTGAAGGTATTATTTAAACCTGGCTTCCCAGTGCAAGCTAGGGAACTTACTACGCTGCAAACTTTATTACAAGATCAGATAGACACGTTTGGTCAAGGTGTTTATAAAGAAGGTTCAATGGTGGTGCCTGGTGGTATTACTTTGAACAAAGATGTGCCATGTATTATAATTCAAAATAATTATCTTAATTTAGACGTAGAAAATTATAGAACTGCATTAGATGGAAAAATAATTAAAGGATCTACCTCTGGTGTACGTGCTCGTGTACTATTTTCAATCAGTGCTACTACATCAACAAAAAGTAATATATCATTCTATCTTAATTACTTACAGAAAGCAGAAGATAATACAACTAGCACATTTTCAGCTGGAGAAACATTTGTTTGTGAAAGCGATATCACATATGCATCAACAACTATTGCATCTGGTACACCATTAGCACAGTTACTTAACTCATCTGCTACATCTAGAGGATCAACTGCTAGTGTAGGGGCAGGAGTATTCTTTACAAGAGGATACTTTGTTAATGTTGCTGAACAGACTATCATATTAGATCAGTACGACACCAATCCATCATACAAAGTTGGTCTTAAAGTAGAAGAAAGGATTGTAACTGCTGATGAGGACGCAACATTATATGATAATGCTATAGGAAGCACAAACTTCTCAGCACCTGGTGCAGATAGGTTTAAGATTAACTTAACGTTAGTTAAAAAACTAATAACTGCCCCTAACTCTGCTGACTTTATTGAGTTACTTAGAACTAACACTGGTAAGATTGAGAAGAAAGTAGAACGTAGTGATCTAGGTTTTATCAATGATATCCTTGCAACTAGAACAAAAGAAGAGTCTGGTAATTACTATGTTAAGAAATTTAAGGTAGATGCTAGAGAAAATTTAGATGATGGTTTTAATAATGGTGTATATGATTCTACAGATACAACATCTGGTGGTGTATCTCCTACAGAAGCAAATGTTTCAATACAATTATCTTCAGGATGTGCGTATGTTCAGGGTTACAGAACTGAGAGGTTATCAACATCATATAAAGATGTAGAAAAACCAAGAACATTTGACACCGAGATGAATAAAACAGTTACCTCTGACTTTGGTAACTATGTGCTCATGTCAAATTTATATGAAGCACCTAGATTATATGAAACAATTGAATTACAGGATCAACAAACTGCAACACCTGGTTCAGCTGCAGGAACAACTATTGGTAAATCAAGGGTTATCAACTTTGCATATGAAGAAGGAGCAGTTGCGGGTACATCAACGACTGTATATCGTGCAAACCTTATTGATACTCAGTTCTATACCGTCCTTACTACATCAGGATCCGCTAGTGGTAGTGCAGGAGATTATGTTGTAGGTAGTACTAGTGGTGCTACAGGATATCTTGTGGGTGCTGTATCAGGCACTACAACCACATTGTATGGAACCAATGGTACATTTGTATCAGGTGAGGCATTAACAAAAGCTGGTTCATCATACGGAACAATCAGTGCAGTTAAAACATATGGATTTGGTGATGTAAAACAGTACAAATTTACTACTGGTGGTGGAACTGCTGATGCAGTATTAGATGTCAAGGTAGCATTACCTGGCTCAGGTCCTATCATGAGTAATGTTTCTGGAACTGGTACAAGTGCTACAGGTACTATAACTGCTACATTATCTAACTTTGCTTCCCAATTAAAGGTGGGAGAGGTTATAGAATTCTCAAACAACAATTTAATACACAAAGCAAGAGTTACTGCAGTAACTAGTAACTTTGTTTTCACTATTGCATCTCTAACAACAAATAACATTAATAATGGTGCATTGACTAGTCAGGTTATCAGAACTCGTCCAGAACTAAAAGAAGGTGCTAAGAAGAAGTTACTTACACCTCTAGGTTATTCTGCTGTTAAGAATACAAATAATAACAATACTATAAACCCATCAGGACGTTTTAGAACAACTGTAACTGGTATTAGTGTAAGTAGTGGTAATGCTACTGCTACTGCAGGATCTGGTCTTAAGTGGGTCAATGGTGGAAATAATGATGACTTCATGGTTGTAATCACTGGTGGTACAGGTGCGGGTGACATTATGACATCTGGCAATGGATTTACTATTAATGGTGACACAGTTAATACAGAAGACTTACAATTACAAGGTTTATCAGGTGTGAGTTCTATTGATGTTATTGGAACTGTAACAAGTGCAGATAGATCTGGTAAGGCAAAAACTACACAAAGAATGAAGGTTCTTAAACTTGATGATTCTCTAGGATCAAATAATGGTTTAAGTCAAGTAACTGCAGGATTTGGTACTAGAGTAGAAGATAGTTCAATATCTCTTGGTTGTGCAGATGTATTCAAGATTAAAGCAATATATGAATCAACAAATTCTCTTGACCCAGTAATTCCTAATTTACAATATACAAACTTACTAGGAACACTTGCAATAGACGATGTTATCACAGGTGACACCTCTGGTTCTAGAGCAAGAATCGTTTCTACTACAGGTAACGTAATTTACTTTATTCCAGTAGATGATGATGTATTTACTGACGGTGAAACAATGACTTCACCTAATGCTACATTTAAGATTACATCAGGTGGTATAACATCTGGTTCTACAAATATTACTGATCTATATGATCTTGACAATGGACAAAGAGATCAGTTCTATGACTATTCTAGAATTATAAGAAAAGCGGGATTTGCCCAACCAACACATAAGATGATTGTTATCTTTGACAGATTCTTTACATCTAATGGTATCAATCCATATACTGTTGATTCTTATTCTGGAGCAGACTATAAGATCATTCCAAACTATGATGGAATAGAACTTAGAGATCATATTGATTTCCGTCCCATTGTTCCAGAAGCAATTGCAGGAAGTGGTACTCAATCATCTCCATACACATTAAACGCTACAAAATACTTTGACTTTAACAACAGAGCATTTACAAACAACGAAGTTGGAATGCCTGGTATCAGCGATTCTACTACTTTAAGTCTTCAATACTACTTACCTCGTGTTGATAAATTATTCCTCAGTAAAGATAGTGTATTCCAAATTGTAAAAGGTGCACCTGGCGTTAGACCTCAAGCTCCTGATGATCTAGAAGATGCAATGCTTCTTGCAACTGTAGCATACAGTCCTTATGTGTTTGATGTTGATAACGATATCGTCATAACAGAAACAAATTATAAGAGATATACCTTCCGTGATATTCAATATCTAGAAGATAGAATCAAGACACTTGAATACTATACACAGTTATCATTACTTGAGAGTGATACTGCAAATATGGAGATCAGAGATACAAGTGGTCTTAGCAGATTTAAAAATGGTTTTATTGTAGATAACTTTGCAAGTCTTTCTACTGCTGATACATTACATCCTGATTATAGAGTATCTACTGACTTTGAAAGAGGTCAGCTCAGACCAGCTCACTATACAACACAGGTTCCTTTACAATACAGTACATCATCACAAAATGTACAACAAACAGATGATATAATAACATTACCATACTCATCTACTGTTTTAATTGACCAACCATATGCGTCAGCTGTGGAAAACGTCAACCCATTTAACGTTTTCACATACACTGGTGACATTGAATTATATCCAGAGTCAGATAACTGGGTAGACACCACATCACTTAATCCTATTCAAGGACCTACAGTAGAAGGTAACTTCTTAACTACAGTTAGAGAGTACAATGCAGACCAAAATGGTTTCTCTCCTATTCATTGGAACTCATGGAAAACTACATGGACTGGAACTAATACAGAAAGAACTAATGGTGCATGGAGAGGACATGGTAGAAGTAAGCATAGACATGGTGAAAGACAGACAAGAACAGTTAATACTAAAGTAACTACAACAACAAAACAATCAAGAACTGGTGTAAGATACAGAGTAACTCCTGTTATTGAGCAACAGTCACTTGGAAGTAAGGTTGTATCAGTAGAGCATATTCAATTCATGCGTTCTAGAAACATTGAGTTTGTATGTCAGAAACTAAAACCAAGAACTAAGTTCTTTGCATTCTTTGATGGTATCAATGTACCTACTAAATTAATTACACCAAAAGTTATTGGTGTTACTAAGGATCCATCAACCGATGCACAGACAAATAACATTCCATTCCAAATAGGAGAAACAGTTTATGTTAAGAAAGGAAATGGTAAGTTCAGATTTAAGGCAAGAGTAGCAGCTCCTAATGAGAACTATGCAATCAATCCTCTTGATGGTACAGATATTAGCACAACTAGTGACTATACATCTAACTTGACCTTTATTAATATTGATACTAAATCACTTGCAGATCAAGTCAAAGGTAATTACTATGGATCACCAAAACTAAATGATTACTTAGTTGGTGAAACCAGTGGTGCTGTTGCAAAAGTATCCAGTAAAGATCTAGTTACAGATAAGAAAGGTAATGTTAGAGGTTCATTCTTTATAGATGCACCAAACGTTGCGGGTAATCTTAAGTTTAAGACTGGAACAAAACTATTCAGACTTAGCGATTCTCTTGTCAATAGTAAAGTTGTTGGAGTATCAGACTCTAGTGGTGAAGCAGAATTTACAGCATCTGGTATTTTACAGACCACACAAGAGACCATTATATCTGTAAGAAATGCAAAAATTACATCAGAAGATCAGTTTGATTCAAGAACTTTAGTTAGTGTATCAGAAACAGAAACAGAAGAAACAAGATATGTCGATCCACTTGCACAAACATTCTTGATCGAAGATTCGGAACTTGAGGGTGGTGTCTTCTTAACTAAGATTGACTTATACTTCTTTACGAAAGATGAGGAGATTCCTGTTGCATTGGATATTAGAACTGTAGAAAATGGTACGCCAACACAAACAGTATTACCATTCTCTAAGGTAGTTAAGCAAGCAGAAGATGTATTTACATCTGCAGATGCTTCTAAACCTACTACATTTACATTCAAAGCACCTGTATTCATACAGTACAGAAAAGAACATGCAATGGTATTGACATCTGATTCTAATCAATACAAAGTCTATATTTCACTTCTTGGTAATGATGCTATTGATGCTGCACACGTTGGAGAGAAGATCTCTGAACAACCATATATCGGTGTGTTATTCAAATCACAGAACGCATCTACATGGACACCATCACAGTATGAAGACTTGATGTTCAAGATTTATAGAGCAGAATTTACATTACCAACAGTAGCAGCACCTTCCAGACTCCTATTAGAGAATGGAGAACTTGGTGAGACTAATGGTGGATCATTGAATTTAGGAACTAACGCTCTCCTAACAACAGCGGGTAGTGATTTAATTAGATTCTTCCATGGCAATCATGGTATGCAATCAACACTTAACTATCTTACAGTTAGTGGTGTTATATCTGAACTAGCAGATACTCAAATTTCTTCAGCTAACTTAGCTGCCGATGGTGCATCTGTTGTTTGTACAGATCCAGATTTATTCCATACAACTATTGGTGGTAGTGCTATAAGCAACACTAATCCTGGTTTTATCAAAATACTTGGAACTGAAGAAGATGGCAGTGGAGATGAAATTATTGCATACAGTGCAATCAACACAGGAACAAATACAATTACATTTGCTACAAACGGTAGAAACCATACTGGAACTGCAGGATCTGCAACTGGTAAGGCACACGCAATTGGTGCAGTCGTACAATGCTATAACTTTGATGGCATACCTTTAACTAAGATCAACAAGACACATAGTAGTGGTATCGCATCTATTAACAGTCCTCATAGTTACAACTTACAAATCAGTGGAGTTAATGCAGGAACTGGTATATCTGGTGGTGGTAGAAATATAGTTGCTTCTCAAAATATTCCATGGGATGTTCTTACACCACAGGTACAAGCACAGATAGAACCTAGAACTAGCATGGTTGCTAGAGTACAAGGAACAAGTGGTACATCATCAGGTCCTTTCCCATCTGGATTCAATGCAGAGACATCATTTGTCAAAGACGTTTCATATACAGACGTTACCATTGGAGAAGAGAACTACTTTACTGCTACAAAGATAGTTGCTAACCAAACTAATGAAATTAATAGAATGAATAGTGTTAAGTCACTTACTCTTGAATTAAATCTTACTTCCGAGGTTACACACCTATCTCCTGTTGTTGATTTAACTAGATGTGATATGATCACAACCTCAAATATAATCAACAATGTTGAACCTACAGCTGGTGTTGGTGGAGAGACAGCGGGTAATTATATTACTAAGGTTGCTAGACTAGAGAAGAGTGCTACAGGACTTAAGGTAATGCTTGCAGCAAATACATGGACAGAATCTAAGATTGTTGTCATGTATAAGTTGATCCCAGTTGGTTATGTGGATAACTTAGATGAGTTGCCATTCCAGTTCTTTAATACTACAGGAAGACCAGATAGCGGTGAGTTAATTCCACAGAATGATTTAACTACATTTACAGACTATGAGTACACAATAGAAGATGTAGATGAGTTTGATGGATTCCAAATTAAGATCAGTTTATTGAGTCATGCACAACCATATATACCAAGAGTAAAAGACTTTAGAGGAATCGCTCTAGCATAATGGAAGAAATTGAACTAATTCCTGTTGAGGGTCATACGTCCCTTGGCAGGGATCCTGCGTCTAACGCAATACTTAACACAGACACTTCACAGTATGATGCTTATCTAAAAGCAAGAGAGAAAGCAAGAAACAAGGATCGTTCTTTGCAAGAATTGCAGGACGAGGTTGCAGAATTGAAAAGACTTGTTAAACACTTAGTTCAGAAAGAGGATAAATAAAGTTAAGCTAAATATTATATGGAATTCTTAGAGAATGGCAAGTGCTGTATCCAATCTACTAATATATCAAGGTTCTGACTTTATCATCGACTTTACAGTTGAGAATGATAATGGTACAGAGTTCAACCTGACTGGATATACAGTAGCATGTTTGATAAAGAAACACTACACAAGTAGTACTTCTCAAACTGTAACTGCAGCAGTTTTAACTCCCGCTACAAGTGGAAGAATACAACTGTCTCTAACAAATTCGCAAACTGCTGCTATGAAGAGTGGAAGGTTTGTGTATGACGTCGTAATAACTTCTAGTTCTGGTATCAAGTCCAGAGTCTTAGAGGGTTCAGTAAGCGTACTTGAGGGAGTAACACTTTAAATGGCAAGACTAAGATTTGGAGACCAATCAGTTCCAAGAGTCACACGTGTCGCTACAGGTGGTGGCGGTGGCACGATTGGAGCTATGTCAGACGTAGATTTGACAGACACATCACAAGGTGGATTAGCAAATGGTTCAGTGCTTGTATATGACTCAGCACAAACAAGATTTGTCGCCACAAACGTATTAAACGACATAACAGTAAACGGGGGTAGCTTCTAATGGCATCCAATATTCTAATTAAAAGGAGTACTGGGTCAACAGCACCTGGTACTATTACATTCGGTGAATTAGCAGTTACTACAGGTGCTAATGGAACTCAAGCAAACGCAGGAGATCGTATATTTGTCGGAGACAATAACGGTGCTGCACAGGTTGTAGGTGGTAGATACTTTATGGACATGTTAGATCATGTTCATGGGACACTAACTGCTAGTTCATCTGTCATCGTAGATAGTAACTCAAAGATTGACACATGGAACGTTGACGACATTACCCTCGATGCAAACGTCATTACAACTTCTACAACAGATGCTGATCTGATCTTCCGTGCAAATGGCACAGGTAAGTTAGTAATCGAAGATGGTCAGGAACTAGAGTTTGGAACTACAGGAGATGTAGAACTCTCATATAATGATTCAGATGCAGTTTTAGACATCAAGCGAGTAGCAGGAACCCCCGACTTGCGTATCGCTGATGATATGAAACTAAACTTTGGTAATACAAAGGATGCTTCTATCAGATATGACGAGACAACCTCTGACAAGATCCAAGTAGAAGGTGCAGACTGGAATTATGGCACTGGTGTCCAAGTTAATATTGCAGACACTACAGACGCTTCTAACGTTGCTACAGCAGCATTTACAGTTGCGGGTGGTATTGGTGTTGCTGCAACTGCATACATCAAAGACTTGAATGTAGATGATAATACTACTATTGGTACAGCATCTGGAGACTCCCTAACAGTTAATGCAACAACTGTTTTCCAGAATCAAGTTACATTCAACGGAACCACAAACATTGCGGGTAATACATCTCAGACTGGTAAGATTGAGATTGACAACCTTAAGTTAGATGGTAA